GTTTTAGGCCAAGCAGCTGAGCCAGATTCATAGTATAAAAAGTAATCATAACCATCAAATGTGGTTATAATTTCGTTAATTTTTTCTTCCCAAATATTTTTACTAGTCACAACATAGGCATTAGGCCCTGCTAGATTAGATAAACTAGCACTGTAACTATATTCTTCAATAAGTTGAAGTTTATAATAAAAATTTTCTAAACGAGTTAATGCTGAAGAAAAATATATAAAATTATTATAATCAGAATAATCAACATTAATTTCAACCCCACGTTCTGCTAAAATACTATTTATCTGATATTGTAAATTAGTAGAACCAGTAGCATAAGACGAAGACGATAAAGTAGCGTAATTAGTATAAGCTGTTGAGTTATTTATTTGGTCCTTAATGTTAAGATTTAAATTAGGACCTTTTAGATAAATATTTTCATCGGTTAACTCAAAAGTTTGAGTAATATTAACATTATAAGCTACAGTTTCTGCAACTTCTGTTACAATCCAACATTCATCCTTTAATACAAAATTAATAGGAAGAGGTTCATACAGTTTAATTAATACTGTAGGATCTCCTGGGTTAGAAGTATCTAATAATATGTTATTAGCTATTATAAGTTGATTGTCTCCAAAATTTAAAAAGAAATCAAAATATACTCCTGGGTTAGATTGGATTTGAGAAATTAAAGCAGTAGTACTATTAATTAAATCTAAATTAGAAATTTGAGTAGTATTTAATCTAATCTCAGTTCTATCTGGGCTAATTTGGTCTATATATAGGCGCTGAAAAAATGAACTTGAAAGCTCGTTATTCAAAAAGTTATAAACAACATTATATTGCCCTTCTTCATATCCTGCTTTTTCAACATCACCCTCAGGATTAAGAACTACTTGACCATCTATAATACTATAACCATCAAAGTTTACTTCATTATCAAATATAACATTATTATTAAGATCATAAATGTAATAAGCAACGTAATTTTGTAAAGGGTCAAAAGTAGGCTCAACTGTAAAATTTACAATGAGGTTATCGTCCTGTGCTGAATAATCTTGGTATTCAAACGTAATAGGATCTATAGGGTTTAATGTTACTACTTTAGCCATTAACTGATGGGGTTATTGAACTTAATAATTGCTGTTGTAAATCTAAATTTTCTTGTCTTAACTCAGTAATCTCGTTTATTAGGGCTTGTAGTTCGTTATTTACCACAGAAGTATCACCTATATATTCTTGACTAGTTTTAATAAGATACTCATGAGAGTTTGTTTCTCCAAATTTAGGTATGTCAAAGAATAATTGATTATAATAATCAAAAAACTGATTTACAGTTGGTAAAACAGAACCTGTATCCTGAGTGGTTGGTTGTATAAGTTGAGTAAATGATGTATCAATTACCTTTTGGTATTGATTTTTATCATATACTCTTTTTATTAATTTAACTTGTTGAGTCATTATCCATTAATAACTTTAAAGTTATAATTACTGTCAAATACTCTAGTAGTACCTCCAATGGTAGTTTGAACTAAGATAGTATAATATCTTTCAGGTTGCAAACCATTCATATAAACTGTAAAATAACTAGAAGTAGCATCAGCACTTATCTGGGTATAAGTTGAGTCAAAATCTACAACATACTCATTAGTATCTAAATCCTTAATAGCCCAATATGAAGAACCTGAGGGTAAGTAATAGTTTGTAGTATAAATAGAAGCAGTTTGAAATATAATAGGTGGGAATTGAGGGCGACTATCTACTCTAAACTGTTGAATACTAGAAGAATAAAAGAATCCTTCATTATTCATTATAGAAATATAGGCTTGTGGGTCTGTTAAAATTGTTTGAGTTGAAGACCCAGTATTAAAAGTAAAATCATTCCATTTTAATTCTAGGGCAGGTGGGTAAATAGTATGTGTATCTACTGAATAGTATTGAAGTACAGGTTGAACTGCTTTGGTTTGATTAAATTCAACACTATCTTCCCATTTAATCAAAAATCCTTCATTAACTATATTAGTTTCACTGCCAATACTATTTGAACTACTATACCAAGCTGAAACTATTCCTTTAACATCAACATTTAAATCTTTATCTGAATGGTAACTAAATAGTTGGCTAGCAGTAATTGGTAAAGTATGAGTAGATCCGGTATACCAGTTTCCCCCACCACCATTACTACCTGAGTAAGAAGCAGTAACATAAGGATCAAATCCACTTGTTTTCCATTGGGTTCCACCATAATAGGTTCTCCACCTCCAACTTGTACCATCAGTTGAAGGAGGATTATCTAAGTATTTTCCAGTACCCATACCCCAAGAACCTGAGACGGGGTATATAAATAATTCATAATCAACATTAATGCTTTGAGCAGTAGCTATAAATAATTTTAAATTAGAAGTCCATTCAGAGTTTTGAATATAAGTTGAAAAAATATCATTTATAGCTCCTTGGTTAAATTTAATTAAAGCTCTTGAAACTTGAGCACTAGTATTAGATGCTAAATTTAAATTAGATAAATCTACTATTTCATCTAATCCCGTATTCATCTGTGGAAACAGAGAATATATTGCAGCATCTTTTTCTGGGAAAATTTTATATACAGCCATTGTCTTACAGATTTACTACTCTACCCTGAATATCTGTGTTAGGATATTTTACTTCAAAAATCATTGGATCAATTGAAGGATAAACTACATTGTTAATAGTTGCACCTGAAATATCGTATGCAAATTCAGAATATCCTAAGTTTATTCCTACTTTATTTGAGATTGTTATATTTTTTACTGTTTGAACCCCTTCTATTTCATCTAAAATAACATACAAGTCTCTTAAAATAATAGGTTCATTAATCTGCCAGTTCTTAATAGCAAAAAAGTCTTGCATTGCTAAAATACATCTTGTAAGCACTTCATTTGAATTAAAATTAGGAAGTACTATAATATCAAAATTAACTCCAATGTTAATGATAAAGGCATCCTTGATATTAATAGAGTCATTTACCATTCTATATTGAGAAAGATATGTAGATAAATTTTGTTTTAATGCTATAGAAGCAGTTCTTAATTTAGAATTATTATCAAAAGAAAGAATATATAAATCTAATACAGAAGCTGCTGCTCCTGAAGCTACTGATTGAGCTTTAGTAGGTTCAATATATGCTTTTGAAACTACTCCATACTTAGCAGGTAAGGAAAGTGCTCTAACTAAGTAATCATCTTGTGTTACGTTGCGTAATTGGGTTGCAAAATTAGCTGAGGCATTTTGTCTGATTTCTTCTGTTGTATCACCATCACCCCCACCATCAGCAGCAGCAGGGTTGTTAACTGCTAAAGAACTAAATATAGTATTAGCAGTAGTAGCATTTAAATTGTTATTTAAAAACTGTATATTTCCGCTTGTAATTGATGTTATTGTATTAGCAGGCACATTTGCACCAACCCCACCACCTGTTAAATATCTCACTGTTAAAGTGGTATTTGACGGAGCTATACCATAAGTTTTAGTAAATACAAAGTTAGAAGGAGCAAAAGCAGTTGTAAGTTTATCTACTTCAAATGGTAAACCTAAACCAACATTGTCGGGATTTGGTAAAATCTCTTCATCAGTATCAGCTGAAGCACCAGCACCAAATTGTAATTGAAGAGTAGTATTATTTAAAAAACGAGTTGTAAATCTTCTTTGTACTGCTTTAAGTTGTAAAAGATACGGGGTATCACCTTGGTATTGTGATAGATTAGGATCGTTTACGTTAGTATTCTTAATGGAGTCAAATACTGTGTCTTGAGCTAAATAATCTACTTCATACCAAGTATTACCATCAGAATCTACAACATCTAAAATATTTACAATATTATTAGCTGTGATTTCTACTGTAGAAAACTGTTCAGGAACTCCAAAAGTAAAAGATGTAGTATTAATAGTTGAAGAAATAGCTTTACGTGTCTTTTTTAATAAAAACAAAGTAGGATCACCACTATTATCAATAGCGTAAACAGTTACCTCAGTAGGATCCCCAGAAGATGAAACACTAAAATCAACCGGATCTTCTATAATAAAAGATATACTCCCAGAAGCTGAAGATACTACTGTAGTATTTTCAGGAATAAATAAAGTATAGTTAAAGTCTGGGGATTTAGATCCGGGACTTCCAGTTGAAGGTATTTGCTGGTAAAAATCTACATCTACCGTAGCAACTTGAGTTACGTTTGGTTTGTAACCAAACATGTAAGCTAGCTCATACAGATTATTTGTTTGACGAGCATATTGTAAGTATGTCTCTTGGATTTGATTATCCAAATAGAAAGACATAATATCACCTACATAAGCTGCCATTTCCATAAACATCATACCGGGTGATGCTGGGCTAAAGTCATTATAGGTTGTAGGGAAATAAGTGCGAGCGTAGTTAATTAAACTCGCTCTTAACTCGGTAAAATCCTTGTTTATATATTGTATGTTACGTCTTACAGCCATTAGTTGAATGCTATTTGAATTTCGTCTGATATAGTGGTATCTACAACGTTATATTTTAAGGATACAGTTATAGTGTTGTAGTCTGGGTCTTGGAGGATTTCTAAACTTCCTATAACTACATTAGGAAAGTAACGAGTTAGTTTAGATTGCACATCTTCTTTTAAGCTATCAAGATTATTAGAAGTAATTTGTTCAAAAATAAATGCTCTTAATCCACCCCCAAATGTAGGATTTAAATACCTTTCGGGGGGATCTGTTAAAAAGAAATTTAGTAAATTATTTCTAACGGCATCTTTTGTAGTGTAGGTGGAATAAAATACACCTGGAGCATTAAAAGGTATAGCAACACCAACAGCCGTTCCGGGCTTAGTGTCAATTGGGAATATCTTTTGTGCTCCAAATGCCATTATTTACCTCCTTTCATAAAGCCCATAATCATATCTAATCCAACATTACCTTCTGGTAGTTTAGTTCCATCTCCTGTAGTATTCATACCAGGAGCAACTTGTAAAGTATTAGCTGCTATGTTTTGGGTAGTAAAATTAAGAGTATCTTGTCCTCTTCTCATATCACCCATAATACTTTCCATCATAGCT